AGAGATAACTTCCGACAATGGTCGAGATAATCTCCTCGGCTTCAACCTTGTTATAAACCTTTCTCCTTGTGTAGTCCGCAAGGAGTTTTTTGACTTGCCCGTCCGTGAGTTCGTAGAAGTACGGCTTGGCGGTAGGGTCTTCCGGGAGAGTGAGGCTAAACTGAATGTCTTGGTTTTCGGTCGGTTTTGCATTGTCCGAGAGTTTGAATTGGTTCGACTCAAACGCAACATAGACCGTCGCTCCTTCATATTTCCCCTCTACGATATAGCCGTCATAACCAAACAACTTCCGGATTGTGGTTACAACCGCCCTCGTTCCTGCTCCGGAGTTTGCTATTTCGGCAAGGATTTCGGAATCGGTGTCGCTATATCTCATAACCGCATTTACGGTGTCCTCTAACGCACGAGCATACCAAGAGCGAGAAGGATAGCCTAAACCGCCCTTGGAATCATAATTGATAACAACATCGTCGCCCGTAGGGTCTAATGTTTCAATCAATTTCTTTACTTCCGCCCTCGTAAGAGTTTTTTCACTATCGGACAAAGGTTTCTTGATGAGGAGGTAACCGCTTAAAAGTTGTCCTCCGTCTCTTTTATAACCTTCCGCCATAGTTTTTTTGTTGGTAAAATAGAAACCCTGACCTTCAGCCGAGCCGTTGGTACTCATATAACTATGAGAAAACTCGGTAAAGCGATTCGGACTTCCGTGGTAAACCAAAAGAAGCCTTCCTTCGGAATCTCTTACAAGGGAATCCGCAAAATACTTCACTTGTTCTCCCGTGAGGGTTTCTCCGTTGGAGTTTGTATTTGCGAGGTTAAAGTCCACCGATTCGGTTTGTTTTCCGCCTTTTCGGATAACCTCGTAAATCTCGATAAGAGCGTCCTCGAAAACTGCGCCTTCTTTGCCCTTGGCGACTTCCTGCGTTGCGAGTTCGCTTTCGATAATCTCGGTAACATTGTCCGGAAAAGTGAGCGTTGCAGGAACTTGAGGAACTGCTTCGCCCGTGATAGCGTCGTAGACTCTAAAATCTACGAGCAATTTATAATAGTTTTCGTCGGCGGTAAACTGCTCAAACTTCGGAATATAGCCTTTCTCGTCGCACCACTCAAGGTACTCGTGAGCCATAGCCTTGGCGTCGCCAAGTCTTTGAAGGCTCTCGAAGAAGTCAAACTCTTCGGTCTTCGAGACCGCCTTTCCGCGCCCGTCTTTAGGGTGGATTGTAGACCTACCTTCAGCGTATTTGATTTCCGAACCTACGCCGTTCTTGCGATAGCGAGTTCTTTGCTGAAGAGTATAGTCTTTGTAGTAGTCTATGTCGCTCATCTTCGCAACGAGTTTGTTGATACCGCTACGATGATACGGGATAACATAGTTCGTATATTCGTTTGCAAGGAGTTTGCGGATATGGTTGTCGCTTACGCCGATAGTAGTTGTTCCGACATTTTGGCTATAGCCTTCTTGAGTCATCAAGGCAACCGCCTCGTCATAATCCACACCAAACTCGCTCCACAAAAGGTTGCCCTCGGAATCGAGACCGGCGTTCTCTCTCGAAACGGATTTGTCGATGTTTGGTATCATCGACATATTGATTTTTATACCCGTCTTACCAAAGATTCTCGCAAAGGAGATAACCTTGGTATAGGTGTGCATTGTCGCCTTCTTCGAGTGAAGGTCGGCAACAACTTGCATATAATCGAACACTTGGTCGATAGTGAAGTCCGAGAACGAGAACATACGAACACCACCGACATCTTTCGCACGAGTCGCAAGGTCGGATATATCCGCAAGTTCGTGGTTATAAGGCGTGAACTCCTGCATAGGTTTCGGCGTAGCCGAGCCTTTTTTATTGAGTACACGCTGATAAAGTTCCGGAGCGTTCTTCTTGATAGAATCCAAGCCAACCGTACCGATGAGGTCACTCTTTTTGAGGAAACCACGGAGTTCCGGGTGGTCGTGGATAAGTTTTGCGATAAGTTGGTTTTCTCTTCCGCCAAACTCCTTCGCCTCGATTCTTTTGCCGAGTTCGGTTACATCAATGCTTTCGCCGTTGGAAACCGTGGTCTTCCCGTTGGTAAAATCGAGAGATTCCGGACTTGCGATGTTGAGACTACGAATAACCTTATTCCAAACCGAAACAAAGTCCGCCGCCCACGACTCAAGTCTATAACGCTTGGTTTCAACAAAGCAAGCAGGACAAGCGACCTCAAAGCCGTTTTTCTTGAGAATCTCGTTGATTTTTACGATATTCTCTTGAGAGAGGCTGACATCGTCGATGAGGTTTCTTTTCACGAGTTCGTTGAGAACTCTCGTTAAAGCCTTGCGCTTACGGCATATCGTCGAAAGGTCAATGTTAAGCGGATAGTCTCCATTAGTGACCATAGCCGAATAGATAGCGTGACCTTCGTTGTCATAATAAACCTTGGCGTTATTCCAATCCGCAAGGTCTTTGTAGGTCGTCCCCAACTCCTCCATAAACGAAGCGAGTTCGTCCATAGTAGCAAGAGCCGATTCCACATCGCTATCATTGAATCCTTTTGCGAGGAGATTCTTTTCGAGAATCTCTCGACCGCCTTCGTTGTAAGTATTGAGGTTGAACTGAACCGTTCCGTCGGAATCGGAGACAATATGAACACCGTCTACTTGCCCTTGATTTCCGCCGTCACTTCGAGAAGTTCCTCTTGCGTTGCCTCCGGATTCTCCGTCATATACTTCATCAACTCGTCCATTTGCTCTTCCTCTTGTAGAGCCGTCAAGATGAGAACCATAGCCTCCTTCTCCACTTTGAACAAGTCTAATCCATTCAGTAATAGTCTTTGCTTGTTTGTAAGTTCCATTGTCGATTTCGCTCCTTATGGTATCAATGAGTTCTTGGTTGGCTTCAATATCGAGTTGGAGAATCGGCGTAAAATTGCCTTGACGATTATTTGTCACGATGTAGAAGTTATTGCTCGTATAAGCGTACTCAACCCTACGAGGCTTGTCGCCGTTCTTCCTTGCAAGTTCTTGTGCGAGAACCGCATATTCTTGCTTATCCTCGATAACGATACCTCTCTTATTATACTCCGCTTCGTCAACGATGTCAACTTCTTCCGTGAGGCTTCGGTCACGATTGATGATGTATCTTGCAAGTTTAATATCGCCAACTCTCCTTGCGGCGTTAAGATACAGTTTCTCCGCCTCAAGAAGTTGCTTGTACTGCGCCGAGGATTTGTCTACCTTCTCAAACGCCTTCTTAAGGTTAACGATTTTGTCGATGATTCTCTTTACTAACGAAGAGTCTTTAGAGATAATTCTATCCACAAAGGACTCGTTGCCGAGCAGGATTCCCGTCTCGTGAGCCACCAACTCGTTTCTAAACTTACGATACATAGCCGACTCTTTTTCGGTGAGTTCCTCTCCGGCTTTCACTTTCTCGGATATAGTTTCTATTTCCGCAGGAGATAAGCCGTACTTTTTAGAGAAGACCTCGCTTTGAGCCTTCTCCCAAAGTTTGACCTTCGTTCCGTTGTCATCGACTACAAGGTCATCGGATTGTAAGAACTCGACCATTTCCTCGTATTCTTGAGAACCTTTCTCAAGGTGCGTGTACTCGTGTACGAGGTCTTCCGCCCAAGCACCACTCTCGAAGTCGTGAGAGTCAATATAAATCTTGTCGCCTTTTCTAAAAGCCTTGAAGGATTGTCCTTCTCCGAGTTCGGAGGAATCGACAACCACGAAAGAAGTTTCCGTCCCGGACAATCTATCAAGAGCATTGAGAGCCTTGTTGAACTTGTTTCGGCGTTCCATAGCAACGCCTTCGAGTCCTTCCTTCTTAATCGACAGTTTGCCGACCTTTTCTCTCGCTTCCTCAAGCGTAACGGTCTCGCCCTTCGCTTTCATATCCTCAATGTAGGACTTGGCGAGGTCGTCAATCGCAACGCTGAAGTCGGATTCTATTTCTCGCTCACGACCCCACAAAGAAGTGGAGTAATTATAGTCGTTTACATCGCTTGCAAGTGGCGTAGTTTCGCCGTTCACGGATTGCTCGGCTACTTGTCCTATGCCGAGCCTCGTCGCCATTTCCGCACTCAACGAGCCGTCCGGATTAAAGGCTCTATCGAGACTAAACTCCTTGATAAGGCTCGCCCTCTTCTTTTCGGTCGCTCCCTTAAGGATAGTCTCGATTTGCTGATAGCCTTTACGGGTAGTCTCGGCAATCTTAACCTTTTTCTCGGTAAGTCCCGTTCCACTTTCTTGAAGGTTCTTTTCACGAGCCTTAAGGTTTTCAAGGCTTCCGAGAACCTCTTGGACATCGGCTTCTTTTCCGACATAGTTGAGGCGTTGACCGCTTTTGGTTTTGATTTTGGACATACCATAGCCAACCGTACCGCTATAACCAAGAGCCGTAAGCGAACCGACAATCGCCGTTTTGCCTACGCCCTTCCAATAATCCCAATCTCCGTATTGAGAGAAGGCGTCCGAGCCTTTATAGATAGATTTCAACGCAGGGTTGGCGAGTTCCGCAACAACCTCTTCCGCACCCTCTTCTACGGCGTTTAGAGCGATTCTACGAATACCCGTCTTGGCGGTGGATTCTACCACGCCGTCGAATATGCCTGCACCCGTCAACGCTTTGGTTGCACCACCAAAGAGTTTTTCCGTACCGACCTCCACGAGACCGGAAGCAACACCGTAGCCGAGACCGGCGTAGTAGTTTGCTCCTTCTTGGAAGGCTTCTTCGGTAGCCGTACCTGCCGCACTTACGCCCATAGTTACGAGCGAGGCTACTTGTGCTGCTTGGGCAGCCGCCGAGGCGGCGGAAGCGGCAGTTCCTGCGGCGGAAGCGGCGGTTGTCGCCGCACCCACGCCTGCGTATGCACCATAAGTAGCAATCGTAGCAATAACCGCAGGAAGCATTTGACCGATACCGCTTGCCACACCTTCGATTATGCCGTCCTCTTTGAGACGGGAATAGCGGAGAGCCTCTTGAAGAGGCGCTCCTACTACCTCGCCTGCGAAGTCGTAAGCGATATGGTCTTGAACGCTATCCCTAAAGTCGTCGCTGAAGATTCCGCCTACTGCGCCGACAATACCGGCACCGAGGTCATAGATACCTTCAAGACCCTTAACTGCGCCTTCTAAAACATTCGCTACGACATCGCCTATCGTGGAGAGACCACGAATGAGCCAATGTTGGTTTTCTTTTTTCTTTTTCTCCGCCGTTTCCACCGCTTGGTTGTACGAGTATGCCTCACGCAACTTTGCATTTCTTTTCACTTGAGCAACATACTCTCTTTGATAAATGATAGCCTGCGCTCTTGCTCGGCGTTCTTCCGGAGTCATTGAATAAGTCGCCATTTATTTCTCCTTTTTTGTTAGTCAGCGTCCGTGATACCTCTACCGTAAGAGGAGATACCGAGAGCCGAACAAAGATTTCTCAAACCTTCGTCGTTGTTCTTGCGCCCCTGAATCATACACCATACGCTCGGATTGCCACTCTTGTCGTTGTTTTCGAGGTACATATAGATATGACCGTTGTAAATCATAACCGCACCATTCGCAGGATTTGCGCCTTGAGAGTTGACAAAGATTTCGGTAAGCCTTGCGTTTACGGTGTCGGAAGCGTCATAGCCTTTTTCTACCTTATACGAACTTCCTCCGTAATTGATTTTGAAGTTGTCGCCGTAGTCGTCGTTTGCAGCGTTCAAGTTGCCTTTCATCGTAATATCGGTTCTAACCGAAGCGCCGTAGTCTACGGCAAGTTGGTCGGCTTCGCTTCTTACGGCTAACTTGTATTCATTGAGAACGCTATCCAACGCCGAGCGATAATTCGAGCCGAGTTTATTGCCAATCTCGTCAGCATAAGCAACGAGTGTATCGTAGTCCGCTTGAGAGATTTTCCCGTCGGTGTCACTTATCATTTGCTCGTACTTCGCTTGGAGAACTCCCACCTCGGTATTATACTTGGAGTCATTTAATGCAGTATTATTAGCCGTCACTTTTGCTTGCCCTGCGATGACAAGTTCGTTGAATTGAGACTCGCTTACCTTACCTCTAAACCCTTCGATATAGGTGTCCATATCGCTTTGGGAAGTATAATCCAACTTTTCAATAGCAGCAAGAGCCGTATCGTATACACCCTTTTGCTCGGTGTCAGTCCTACCCTTGGAGTTCGCACTTACAACCGATTCGCCCCTCGAAACAAGGCTTGCGAATTGCTCATCACTAACCGTGCCTCTAAACTTTTCGATGAAAGCGTTCATTTCGGCTTGGTCGTAGATTCCGCTATAATCTATAGAGTTAAGAGCGTTATCGTAATTGTTCTTTTGGGTGGTTTCTACCGCCGTTTTATAGGCACTCATATCCGCCGAAGCACCGAGACGAGCGTTATCCTCTCTCGTTCTTGCGATACTATCATAGGTTTCATTAACCCTATCGAGAGCGTCCTGCCTATATTTCTCAAGGTTCGTCATATCGTCGGCTTTATTCGAGGCGAGATTCGCCGAATCTTCCGAGTATGCTCTCTCAATTTCGCCCATTTCGTTGGCATAGTTGGTTTGCGCTTGTAACATCGTCGTTTCGCTTACACCAAGTCCACCAAGACCTTGCGCTTTGATTTGCGTAGGAAGATACTTCTTCAACTTGTCATAGGTGATACTCGAAGTTTGTTGCGAGTTTCTCTTGCTCTTATCAAGAGCCTCTTGGGCGGTTGTGTAGTTAGCGAGGAGATTTTCGGCTTGTTCGTCATAGTATTCGTTTCTCGTACCGAGGAGTTCCTCTCTTTGTTTCTCATCTCTTTGTTCTTCGAGATAATAAGAATAGAGGGTGTTGCCTGCTGCCCACACTCCGTCGTCCATTCCCTCCGGGCGTTGCAATCCCACCGCAGGGTCATAATCGACCCCGTAGTTCCTTTTGTACCACTCAAGAAACCTTGCTTCGTTGTTATAGGAATACGAACCCGTCCCCGTTGCCGAGCCACCGCTTTCCGTAGATTCCGACTCCACGGGTTTACTGCCGCTTGCACTCGCCTCCAAGTCCACAGTAGGTTTCGTTTGAGTAGGCGTAGAGGTGCTTTCTTCTTCCTTTTCGGACGACGAACCGCCGTAACTCGTTTTATTGAAAGTAGAATTATTCACGCTCGGATTGCCGATTATAACACCTTCATCGGTAACCCCTCCGTTTCCGTTGCCTTTTCCGATACTTCCGCCAACACCGACTACACTACCGTTAAAATAGTTCGATAAGTTCGGCATTTGTACGCTCGGTCCGGTGGGGAGCGAGGGCGTAGTCGGTTTCAAGGTAGGGTTGGTGTACCCTGCAAGGCTTCCACCGCCCGTTGCTTGTCGCCATTCCGCTTCGGACGAATATCCCAACTGCTTCCACAAAGGACTCTTGTTGTTTATCGAGTTGATAGAATATCCATTAACCATTGTCTTTGACCTCCGTGTCATTTTGTTCCGTTGTGGTCGGAACGACCAACTCCTCCTTCGGAAGAGATTCGATATAGTTGTAGAACATTTCAAGGTTATTGACCTTCTTGACGATTCGACCTCGATACTCGTCCGTGATGAAGATGTAAGAGTTATACATCTTAATCACGCCCACAAGGAAGAATAACGCCACTTGCAAGCCGTTCCAAATGAGGTTCGCATAACTGAACTCCTTGATAAGAGAAACGCCATAATAACCGAAAATAACGGCGATTATGATTTTCGACACAATGTCCGATATGCTCGCTTGCTTTTCGTATTGCTCTTTGGTTCGACCGAAGTTGTACGGGTCGCTTATCTTCGTTCCTTCGCTTGCCAACTCTCCTGCGGAGATAGGCGTAAGTTTTAGGTGTAACGCTTTGTTGAAGCAATGGATTCGTTTCTTTTCGGTCTTACGGAGAAGTTTGTTTGCCAACTTCTTCTCGTCCACCACGATGTCCTTTGCCGAGCCGTCTTCGTTGAAGTAGTCGCTATACTTCAAGCCTTCGGTGGCAAGGATTCGAGTCCGCTGCACACGGAGATTCTCGTCGTTTTTAATCTTGCACCACTCGTCAAGTTTGTCGATGAAGGGCGAGATTTTTACAACCGTCTCCCCGTGTAGGTTCATCGAGGCTTGGAATCGCTCGTCCCTCTCGCCGTTCATAATACCTTGGAGGTCGAACACTCGGTTGATAAAGAATCCGAGAAGAAACACGATAGCGCCGTCGGCAATAATGCGAGGGATTGATTTTCCCGTTTCCTCGATTTGAACAAAAGCCGTAGCGATGTAAACAATCGAAACAATAGATACTATGAAGTAACCGAGGTTTCGCTGAAAGAAGTCTTTGATTTTTTCGTTCATCATACCCTCCCACTACCGAGATATTTCTTTATGACTTGTTCCACTTGAGTCGTGGTGGCGTCGGCGGTTTTTCCGATAAGGATATTCTCCTTCGTGATACGAATTGCTCTTTGGAAACACACGAAGTCCAAAAACTCTCCTGCGAGAGCCATACCGCTTAACAACATCAAGTCTTTGATTATCGGTTGTAATAAGTATGCCATAACAAAAACTACACCGAACAACACGATTCTTCTCGGCATTTTCAATTTGCCTATAACCTTGAGGAAAATAAACACGAGAGCGATAACCCCACCGATACACAACTTCACGGTGTCCGCAGGAGTCTCGGCGTATTTGTCCCAATTTACGATGAAACAAACCAAGAGAGGAGCAACGCTCACGACGAAACTGCCGATATAAAGGAGGACGAGCCTCAACTTAAGGTTAGGTTTCTTCGCTTGACTCATCTTCGACACCTACCTTTTCGATTTCGTGGGCATAGCCTTTCTTGACGAGTTCCTCGTTGTTACAAAAGCCGATATGTACCACCTTCTCGATGTTTTCTACCTTCTTTGCCACGGGAGCGATAGTAGACTCGACATCGGTCTTCAAGGTCTTCAATTCGGTCACGAGTCCGTCGAGTTTTGCGCTATACTCGCCTATAGTTTGAACGACCGTCTTATCGTTGTCGACCGTAGCGTTTACATCGTCCGTCGCCTGCTTAAACTTGGACACGGCGGTTTCCACCTTCGCAATAATCGGCAACGCCGCAACACACAAAGCCGAGATAGCCGACAACGCAAGCGTGATATTCGGAATCAACTTCGTTTCGATATATTCTTGCCACGCTACTTCGCCTACCGTCAAGAAGTAAACTCCGACGGCTGCCAATGCGCCGATGACGATACCCAAGATAAAAAGAATAACTACTTTAGATTTTTTCATTTTTCTCTCCTTCCTCCTCAACGAGACCGAAGTCTACAGGCTTGCCTTCGAGACAATCGTACCATTTCTCGCAAGGTTCTTCGCAACCCTCGGTCTCGCATATAGAGCAAATGTTTTCGACGGTTATTTTCATACGAGCCAATCTTCACGGACTTCTTGTCCGGAAGCCTTGAGTTCCTCTTCGGTTTTGCCGTCAAGGTCGTTTACCCATATTTCGAGAGCGTCGTCTACCTCTCGTTGAGAAAGAACCCCTTTCTCGATTTGTTCGTTTGCCGATTCAAGCCACTTGGCTTTGCTGAACTTTCTTGCCATTTTTAATTCCTCCGTTTATTTTTTTTGGCGTGATTGCTCACTATTTGTTTGAGTTTCCACTTCGGAACATAGGGATATATCCGTTCCTTATAGAACTTCCAACCATTGATATGCGATAGCCAGCCGAGCAAGGACAATATCCCTTGTGCTTGATGAACCGTGATATACCCGGTCTTCTTAACCTTCCTCACTCGGCGACACAATCGAAAGAAGATTTTCTTCCTCAAGAGTGTTTTATTTTTGTAGAACCTAAACCCAACGAAGTCTATCGGTCGGCTATGTACCTTCCATACTTGATAGTTCGCTTTGAGTTTCAAACCGATGTTGCCGAGATACTTATTCATTTCCTCTATCGCCTTGCGGAGTTTCCGCTTGTTCGTATCGGCTAAAACCATATCGTCGACATATCGGACATAGTATTTTATTTTCAATTCCTCCTTCACGAAGTGGTCAAACCCTTCGAGAAAGAAGTTCGAGAACCATTGAGAGGTGTAATATCCGATAGGAAGGCAATCGCCTCCGTTGGTAAGAATCGCCTCTATAAGAGCCAAGAACTTCTCGTCCTTGATTTTCCTTCGGAACATCGCCATTAAATAGTGAGGCTTCACGCTATTAAAGAACTTCGATATATCCAACTTCGCCACATAGCGAACCTTCTCGTCCTTTAAGAATCGTTCCACATATTTCTTCGCTTCCAAGCCACCTCTTCCGGGTATACTACCGCAATTAAACCGATACATACCTTTGTTGAGGATAGGCTCTAACACGAGAACGACTACCCAATGTACGATTTGGTCGGGAAAGAACTTGGGTACTGTTATGGTTCTCTCCTTCATACAAGAGTGGTCGAACAATACGATTTGCCGATTCGGACTCAACCTCAAGGTGTGGTTCTCAAGCATTTCCTTGATTTTCGAGGCGTACTCCCCCTCGTTCGCAAGAACCTTTGCGATATAGTGTTTTTGAGTCTTTCCTTTCGCCGCTTTTCTTATCGCATATCGGATAAGGTTTATATCGCAAGCCTTTTCGTATAAGAAACCAACTCTTTTCATAATCCTTTTAATCTCCTCACGGTCTTTCGAGAATAAACCTACTAAACCGTCCTCTTTACGAAGTGTTTTTTGCCAAGAGGCAAGGATTGTGCGTGCTACACAATAATTCGATTAAAATGCGACCGCCAATGTTCGAGTTAGCGTTGGACGAAGAATTGTTACCATTCCAATTCCACAAACCGGCATTGTCACCGTTGTTCCAATTCCCACCGCAATTCAGCACGGGCTGCACGCACGACCCTATAAAGTTTTATATCCAAGGGAGAAGTGTCTCCCTTATAATCCCTCTCTTAAAGAGGTTTATAGCAAAGGCGACCGCCAATGTCCGAGTAAGCGCTGGACGAAGAACTGTAACCAAGCCAACTCCACAAACCG